TCAAACGTATTACCGCGACCGCGCCCAGCGGTAACGATCTCCACATGACCCTCCTTCACCATCTGCTTGATCACTGCCCGGACATAGCCTTCCGAGGTGCGAGCCTTCTTCGCGAGGGTGCGCTGCGACGGAAAGCAGAAACCTTCGTCATTCGCGAAGTCTGCCAACGCCATATGTATAAGAAGCTTGTCGCCCTTGTACGGTGACGAACGCCAGACGTGAGAGATCCACCGCACGCTCATTCCGTGCCTCCGAACAGCAATCCGAACTCCGACAAACGCATCAGCACGATGCCATCGGTCATGTCGTCGGGCATCGCGACCATCACGAACGGTCGTATGTCGCCGATCGCCTTCGCGTTCGTCGATTGCACCTCCGCTGCCAGGAACCTTGTCGCTATCGGTTGTATCTGCGCTCCTGATTTGACTTCCACCCTCAGGTGTCCTCCCCAATGTTCTTCATGTCTTGTGTTGCTTCCCGTGAGTCCGAGTTTCTTTCGTGCGCGTCGCGCCTTACTGTCACCCTTCGCACGGTTGCGTTTGCCACGCGCTCGCGGATCACCGCATCCTCGTACTCGTTTCTTCCCGTCGCGCCCGGGTTTACCGAGCAGACCGTACAACGGGCAACGTTCCTTCAGAGTGCAACGATCGCGGTCACCTTGACATTCACCTTTGCGGTCATCCGTCACGCGAACCATCCTCGTAATGGAATGCGTCGTGACCGTTCTCCTGATACCGCTGAACGATCCGTTCCGCTTGGTCATATGACACTTGACTGAGTACCTCTCGGTCGTTCACGACGACCGTGTACAGCATTTCCTTCACCACGTATCTCCCTTCCAGATCACGTTGTTAATGTTCACCCTACGGGCGATGCGACGTTCTGCAGGTGTGAGACCACCGAATAGCCCATACTTATCTCCCGTCGATAGGAACTCATCGGCGAGCGCACCACATTCCTTCTTGACGGAACAGTTTGTGCAGACCTCTTTACCCTTCTTGTACGGTTGTGCGCCTTGCGACCGTTCAGGGAAGAACCAGTAACTCGGCTTCCCACGGCAAGCAGCCCGGTTCCGCCATTCTTCACGTCTACGATTCACCGAGACACTCCTTCACATACAACGCTTCCTTGCGAATGAAGTTGATCACCGCTTCCACCTCAAACTCGCTCACGTCGTCGGTGAACAGATCCGTCATCACGAGGATCTGATCGACCGCATCTCGTATCTCCGCGAGGTCGTGATTGCTGCGCTTACGGGTGCGCACCGAAACGTCATACCGTTGCTCAGGTAACCAAGCCTGCCGATATACCTCGTGAACGTACGGATGGCAACGGCTCCGCTTCTGCCGTAACTGGAATACCGTGCCGGCTTTATGTAGAACCGACAACGACGCGGAAACCTTGCCGTGATGTTCACCGATCTCTTCGGCAACCTCTACCCATGTCGCACCGAACTTTCCGCGTTCCAGCAGGAACGCAGTGATGCGCTCCTGCCGGTCGCCAGCGGATCCGTCGCGTGCTTCACGCTCGGCACGTTCACGAGATGCGTCACGATCGACGTATCCCTCCGTGCCACGATACGGAAGCGTCGTCATTTCTTCGCCCCGTTCATGAGGTGCGTGATCAGGTCGGAAGCCTGCTTCTTGTTCAGGTGGTCAAGCGAACTCACATCGTGGTCGCCGAGTACCTCTCGTGCGGTCGCAACCACATCCGAGATGTTCCTCTCACGGGCAAGCTTCTTGATCAGACCGACCTGCGAAGCGGTGATACCGACCTGCGCGTTCTTCGCACGCATGGCATCACTCTTCGCGTTCGCATCAGCGATCATCTCCTCACGGCTACGACTGCCCTTGGACAGATGTGCCGAAGGATGACGATCCTCTTCATCGACGGGGCGGATCTTCGGGAACGGAATAGTTGCACCCTCCTCGGATCGCGCACGAACCTCGTCAGCCGAAGCAATCCGCTTGGTGTCTGCCACGAGACACGCGACGATGGCACGTCCCCATGCCGAAGTTTCGGCGTTCATTAGTTCCGAATCCCGTGTGTATGGAGTGCGACCAGGAATCGGTTCCCATGCTGTTCCGACACCCGGACAGGGATCGGTCGGGTTCCGATAGGCAGCAGCCGTGAATGCGATGAACGTGCGGTCACCGACCTGAATCACCTCGTATGGGCGTTCTGTGTTTAGCGGTCGCAACGACCCTTCTGGATACTTCTTCGCGAATATGCGGATACGTTCCGCAACATCCACATAGTCACTCATGTCAATAGCCATTACTTGCTTCCTCCTTGTTGTTGGTTTGTGTTACGCCCACGTCAGATCCGTGGTGCGATCTTGCTGATCCGCATAGTGCGGAATGGTTTCCCCTTGGTGAGGTACTGCTCGTATAGGTCTGGCTGCTCAGCCTTCAGACGCTTCGTATCTAGCGACGTGCGCCCTTCGGTTTCCTTCCACGTCACGACCTTCTGACCGTTGAACGTTCCCTCAGAAGCGTGCTTCAGGAGCGTCGCGATCTGATCTTCCGCCTGAGTCTTCAAGACCTCGCCTTCGGCGATCATGTCCTTGGCTTCTTGGAACTGCTGGAGCCAGAACATTTCGTCGGCTGGGATCTCCACCGACTCGTTGCGTGCTTCGTACAGCGACGCAATAATCTTCGCAGACAGCAGTTCGTTGTCGTCCTCGGGAATGCGCCCCTCATCGACCGCCGACCCGAACCGCTCCGACTCGCGTAGCAGGCTCTCGATAGCCGACTCGTTCCGCTTCAGTTCCACCAGCCGAATGTCCTGATGCTGGTCCAGCACCACAAAGAACACTTGCGCCCCGGTCACCGCCATCTGCGCCCAACCTTGATAACGCCAGTCGTAAGGCAGGTCATCTGCGTCGCGCACCGTGTAGCGCGTAGTCGTCTTCGCTTCCACCACAACGTTCGGCTCGGTCTCGTCATCCACTCCGTCCAACGTCACGGTGAACCGACCATCCCGATACATCAGGTTCGGTGTAACGATCGGTAACGACAGCAGACGTGAAGCTTCTCCGACGAGAACAGGCTCCAGCAAGTTACCGCGACGGAACGCCGAGGTCTCGGCAGACGCTTGCGGTTCGTTGCGCTTGGTCAGGTACAACTCTGCACGCGATGTGTATGGTGACAAGCCCATCAGCGCAGGAGCGTCGGAAGCACCGAACGTGCATCGACCTTCCTCGTCGCGCCAACGCAGTCGCAACCATTCTTTGCTGCCGTGTGCCGGCTTCGCAATAGTAGTGAACGTGGACATAACTCCTCCTAGTCGTGCGGTTTCGCACTCGGTAAGTTTGCCCGAAGGGTGTAACGATGTGGTGGTTCGTCTCTACTGGAACAAGTAACGGAGAGCGATCCCCTGCCCAGGAGGCAGGCAGGGGAACGCTCAATCCGACGTAGCGGAGAAGGGGACGCTACGCATATCCGAAACTACTCGCAGATTAGCCACCATGCCAACTGGAATAAACAACAGACCGTCGTACGCATCCTCTTGATTATCGGTCTGGGCAAGCACAACGTAGCCGTCCTTGGCGTTCGGGATAAGGATCCCGACAGATCTGTTAATGACCGCGCCCAGGTCGGTTTCTGCGTAATCAACCCACTGCTCGTTGTATGAGTAAGCGTCGTACCAATCGACACAGACGAACGTGCGATCTTCCATCACCAACCTTCTTTCTTCCTGTTCATGGAGAAGATCGGTGCTTGCACCGTGATCCCGTGTTCGGGTGTCACGATCGCCATCGCCTGCTGTGGAACCTCGTGACCGAAGTTGTTGATGAACGCATACTCATCGAGACCCTTCAGGCTGCCATTCACGACCAGCGACGGTGAAGGAAGATACTGGTGCCAATGCCCCATCCAAAGGGTGCTGAAGTTCTGCCCGGTCGCGAGATACCGTTGCGCCTTCCGCGCACGCAACCGCATGATCGGCGGATAGATACCACCGATACCACCGCCACCGTGAGCCTGATCACCGTGCGTCAAGAGTTGTCCGTGACCGTATACATCAAAGAATGCATCCGACCCTTCAGGGATCAGGAACGTGATCCGTCGATCCTTCGCGAAATGACGCTCCACCATCTTGCCCAACAGCCAGTCGTAGTTCGTCTTGGCGCGAAGCTTCATGCGCGGTTTGCGTGTGGTGCGCCCGTGATTGCCGACTACGACCGGAACGTGAACCTTACCGAACTCGTCAGCAAGCATCCCGATCACCGCAGCGATCTGCTCCGACCAGAACAGCAGCGACGACAGCAACGTATCCGCGTTCGTCTCCGACAGTTCCTCGTGAATGTCGCCCGAGAACATATCCCCACCGAGCATCAGCACGCATCCGTCATATTTGATACCAGCCAGATAGTGCCGGGTCATCTTGATCAGGTTCTGTGACCACGCTTCTAAACGAAGCACCGCGATCTCACGGTTGTATGCGTTCAGTCCATCGACTTCCTGCGGTTGCACAACCTCGTCAAAGTGTGTATCGGACAGCATCGCGATAACGGTCGCAGCCTTCTGTTTCGGCTTCTCGGGCGATAGCCACGTTGGCGGTTCCAGGATCGCGTTCGTCGTCGCGTCAATGACTGTGAGCGCACGATGCGCGAGTTCTAACTGTTCTTTCAGGTTCGCGGCTAAGTGAACCGCGGAGTCACGTTCACGACGTAGACGTAGCAGGTCGCTGGAATCTTCTTGGCGGATCTCGTCAGACAGCCCCATAGTGACTCCTCGCGTGACGGATCGCACCTTCTGAGATCTGGATACCACGCTTCTGTAACGCGCCTGCGATTGCTCGGGGAACTATTCGCGCATCACGAATCGCGTCAATGAGATCCTTCTGGTCGTCGTCCGAAAGCGCGTCTAGGACTTCCTCAATCCGTGTGCGTCTCGCCTTACGGTTTGCTGCTTCCTGTCCTATCTCGTCCTTCAGCAACCCCATCTGTTCCTCCTTGGTGCCAGCGTAGGTGGTCGTTCACCTGCTCTCCCACCTTAGCGACCTTGTCCTCCGTCCTGAGGGCAATACGAAACAGATGCCCCAACTGGCGTGTTACGAGGTCGTGATCTTGGCGATTCTCTTTCCGTAACGCCTGAATGAGTGCCACCACAACGCCACCGACCGCTGCGACCAACGCAGCCAGAACCATAGCCAATCCATTATCCACGGCTCTTCTTCCACTTGGTCACCGCTTCAGGAACGTCATCCCCGGCGACGTAGCGCAGATGCCACGGTTCCGACTGAACTTCCCAAGAGAAACCGTACAGATGCGCGTTCTTCAGCAACCAGTCCAACCGCTTCCCCGAAGCGTTCGCGATATCGACCGCGATCCCGAGGTTATGGTTACTGGTTCCCGGAACAGCCATCGGAGCCATCTTCGGCTTCAGATACCACGCCTTCCCCTTGTAGATACGGGGAGTCTGCTTCATCCACTTCGGTTTCGGCTTATCGGTGTAACGCTGATAGAACCCGTATTCTTGCGTCGCCAGCGAACGGTAGGTATCCGCCTGTGAGGTCGGCGCGAGGTCGATACCTTCCGCGTTGGCAGCCTCGTCCATCGCCTCGTATGCGTCGGCTGCACAATGATGCAACTTTCCCTTGTGTTCGATGGAACGCAACAACGAATCAGGCAGTTCGCCCGGTGTCACACCCTGAAGATGTGAACACAGTTTCACCTTGACGACGGGATACGGAGTCTTAGCCATTTACGTTCACTTCTTTCCGAACGCTTCGGCGATCTCTTCCTTCGTGAGTTCTCCGTCCGTGGAGGCAGCAGCAAGTTTCTGAATCACCTGAACAACAGCCATGAACCCGGCAAGGAGAGCCGACTTCGCGACCGAGACACCGATCACCGCACCACCCGTAACCGCAGGCAGCGCGTTGGCGAGGAACAGCGAGAACAACCGCTGCCCGAGATCAAGAAACTTGGCAACCGTAGCGTTGGCTTTGAGCAACATATCATTCATCGTCCTTGCCTCCTGCTAGTGCGGATAACAGTAAGTGTAGCAACGTAGCACCACAGGTAATCCATAACGCCTGCGTAAGGGTGCTTCCCGTCAAAGTCAATAGGACGAGCGCGGTTCCTGCCCAAACCCAGACGTTCTCAACTAAATAGTCTTTCCACTTCACGAGTTTCTCCGAGGTGCTGGGACGACGAACACCATCGTACTAGCAGCCACAATGACCCTCCGCGTGCCAACGTCAATGTTGGATCCCAACGGGATGTAATTATCAAACGATCCAGAGAACAGATCGACGGTCGCCTCAAACTCTTCGCGAATCTCTGGCGGTGCTTCCTGAACGGCAGCGATCAGTTCCTCAACTTCCTCTTCCGTCAGTTCAGAAACGTCGGTAGTCAGCAGTTGTTGTGCTGCGATCTCCCCGGTCAGGACAATCTGCGGAACGGTCGTCGTCGTTACGGGAACCGTGCTCGTGGTCGTGGTGGTTTCGGGAACGGTGCTAGTCGTCGTGGTTGTTGTCTCGGCGACCGTCGTTGTGGTGGTGGTCGATGTGGTCGTGGTCGGCTCTACGGTCGTGGTCGTCTCAGGCACGGTCGTAGTTGTCGTCGTGGTGCTGGTTGTCGTTTCTGGCGGTGGAGGGGGCGGAGGGGGCGGAGCCTGCGTCGTCGTGGTCGTCGTACTCGTAGTGGTGCTGGACGTGCTGCTGGTGGTGGTGGTGGTTTCCTGTGTCGTCGTCGTTTCGGGAACCGTCGTCGTCGTAGTGCTACTACTGGTAGTGGTCTCAGGCAACGTCGTACTACTACTGGTAGTGGTTTCTGGCAACGTCGTCGTGGTCGTCGCTACGGAAGCACCATACGACCAAACGTAATCCGCCCCCGGATCACCGTTCCGCCACGCTTCACAATCCTGCCAAGACGGATACTTACCAGCCTGATAGTCGGCTATCGGCTGCAACATCTGCCACGACGTATCCGATTGGCACGTCCAAGCAATAGTCGATTGCGCTGAAGCCGGCGCGAACCAAGCGAGAACCGCAGCAGGCGCGAAGATGACCGCGCGAAACTTACGCCTCAGGCTCAGGGATGACCGGCGCGACGAACTCATCAAGTTCCGCATCATACGTGAAACCGATGCCAGCATACGCGCCACGGAAGTTCGCATGATACGAGGTCTGCAACCACGTCCCCGTCAAACCCAACGACGCGATAAACGCCTGACCGACAGGCTCACTGGTCGGGAAGTCGCCACCGCCACAGTCATCGTTGGATACGACGATGACCTGCGTAACAACATTCGTATCGTTGATCTGTGCGAAGTGTGCCATAACTATTCTCCCATCAACGGTGCAGAAGGCAACGGCTCAAAGATCCCATCTGTCACCACCGCACCCTTCCATGCCAGATTCTCCGCAGTAGAAAGAATCCAAGTATCGGGCTGCTGCGCTACCCATTCCGCACTGGCAACAACAACGTTCACACAAACGTCGTCAATTACATGACCGTAAACCGAATCGCTCATGGCAGCATGTACTCCATTACGACAAGACCGCTACCGCCAGTAGCACCAGCGTCCCCAGAACCACCGCTACCGACAGTCACAGTAATACCTACACCTGCGGTAACAGCACCACTAGCAACGAGCCAATCTGACGGACGACCATCTGCAACCCAATAGTTGCTGGTCGTCGCTGCCATACACCTGACAGGTTCACCACTATTCGCAGCACCGCTGACGCGAACGCTAATAGTTGGTGTTCCACGACCAGTCAGCAAACTAGAACCACCCTCAGCGGTAATGGTTCCACCAGCGAATGCAACGCTACTGTCACCGCCATCGCTCGCACCATCCAAACCACCACCACCACCACCGCCACGCATGTACGCAGTCGCATAACTGACACCTGTTGGGGGAGTAAAGGTGCCACTCGTCTTGAATGTTTCAATGCGACGCTTTCCACCTGCTGCATATTCCAGCCATACAACTCCCTGCTTACCTGCGGAACCACCTGTTCCAGCCGTGCCACCAGCACCGACAGTTACCACAAGCGTTGCTCCTGGCGTAACAGCACCGCCAGCCACCACATATGCACCGCGACCAGACATAGTAAGAAGCACTAAGTTTCCGCCGAACTTCGACATCATCGCGCCATCGCCATAGTTCACACCAGTCTTATTCGTCTGCACGTTCGTAGAACTCGTATCGGTCGTGCCATAAGGATTGCCACCGAGTGCTGTAACTGTGCCACCAGCGAATGCGACAGAAGATGTCCCACCTGTTCCACCAGCAGTCGCACCCTGCTGTGTTCCGCCACCACCGCCAATCATGTGCGCGATTACGTACTCAACGCCAGCAGGAACAGTCCAGTTATTCGCGCCAGCCGTAGTGAACAAAGTTGTCTGATACTGGGCATCGGCATACGCATAAGAAGTGTTCTGTGTCAGCGACGAAACATAACCCATGTAAGAACGAGTCATACCTTGAACCTCACATAGACAATGCCAGAACCACCGGAGCCGCCATTGGAAGAAGAACCACCGCCACCGCCACCCGATGCAGTATTTGCGGCAGCAGACCCGCCAACCGTACCGCTGCCACCAGCACCACCGACACTGCTACCACCAGCACCACCAGTAGTTCCACCACCACCACCACCACCACACTTGAACAATGAACTACCAGCGATGAACGCCGAAACGTCGTACCCAGTTCCGCCTGCACCGCCAGTAGTTCCAGAAGCAGCCGAACCAGCAGCCCCAGCACCGCCACCGCCACCGCCACCGTTTGGTGTTCCACCACTACCTGCGCCGCCAGCATGACCACTCACCGCGTTGTTGAACGATGCACCGCCAGTCGTTGCGTTTCCGCGCGAACCACCGCCACCAGACGCACCAGCACCCGATTGAAAATCAGGCTCATAAGCACCGTGACCACCACCAGCAGTTGCGATTCCACGCAGTCCACCGACGGATGAACCAGTCCCCGGCGTGTTTTGCGCCGCACCTGCCCCAATGGTGACTGTTTGATTCGCGTCCAAATAGACGGTTTCTTCCATAATCCCGCCTGCACCACCACCACCGCCACGATTGTTGGCGTCAAGTCCTCGACCGCCTCCTGCGCCGCCACCGCAGACGATGACGTCGAACAGACCTTCCTTCGTCACCGTGAGCGTGCTAGATGACGTGAAGGTAAGCAGCGTGTAGTTCACTCCGCTGACCGTGATAGACGACGACGTTCCACCCGTAGCCGTACCATACGACATGAGAGGAACGCTCTCCGTGATGAGCGTCGATACGTAGCCAATCTGCCTTCTAGCAGTTGCCATAACTAAGCCTCAATACGATTAACGAATCCGTGAATCGTGATGACGTTCGTGGTCGCAGCGAAAGCACGCACCACAAGCGGAGTTGCGTTGCCCTTGATCGGGAAACCGGGAACGATCGTCACCAAACCAGCCTCGGGCTGGATCGTCACCTCGATCTCGTCATCAGGTGAGGACGTGCCACCGAACTGAACCGTCAGTTTCCGTGCTGTCGTATCCGTGTTCATAGCGTAGATCCACACCTCGTCGTAGGTGGTTGCGGTCGCGGAACCCGTGTGGATCGTCGTTCCAGGAGACGACGTGGCAGCGACCTTGATCGGACGACCATCCGTAGAGCCAGAGAACGTGAGTTTGCTAAAGGTTGCCACATCGACTCCTAACTAAATACCTGAACCTGAAGAACGTCTGCGCCAGCCGAGAACGGTTGCCAAGCGGAACCATCGTAGTAGTAGAGGCTGTCGTCTGCGTCAATGTAGCAGAACATACCCTCGGCGAGCGTCGGCTCCCCAGCACCACCGAACGCTGCGTCACGCGCCGCTGTGGTCGCGAACCGCATGATCGTCTGATCCATCAGGTATGTGTTCACCTGCGCTGCCGTCAGGATCGTGCCTGCTACGAAGAGTTTCGCACCTGCGCCTGCCATAGTTCTCCTATCTTATCTCAGGTCAATGCGTTATTGCTGTCCATCACGCCGAACGTAGCGTCGTCCAGCGTGAAGGGATACAGGATGTAGGCATCCGCCATCGCTACTTCCAGACGGTGGAAGTTCGGGGTAAGCAGTCGCGTCATCCGTTCCACGCTCTGGAACCTGCTGACGGTCGCCGGTGTTCCACCCTGATAGTTCCGTTCCACCGTGATCGTATCGCCCAACTCCAACTGGTTTAGGGTCGTGCGGTCACCAGCCGACTGGGCGGAAACCAGAACCACCATGTTGTCAAAGCGGTAGGTCGGTTCCTTGTACAGGTCAAGCAGGTCGTTCGCCAGCGTGAGCGCAGCAGCATCCGTAGCCAACAACAGATCCGACAGATTGAGCGTCGATATCCCGTACTCCGTCTGGCTCGCCACGTCGTCGGCTACCTGCGGAGTACCACCCTGAGCCGTCGCGATCACCTTGTTGTACAAGAACTCCTGCCCGTAAAGCACCGAGAGAGCCTGATACTTGATCCCGGAACCGTCATCATCTGAGAAGTCTGCGACCGAGGACGCGAATGCTGCAGATACCCGATCTGTGAACGTCAGGGTGCCATCACGGGCAATGAAGAATAGACCTTGCTCTGCTTCCGCAATATCTTGCGCATAGGACAAGACGTTGCTGTTCTCTGGGATGACATAGTTCCCAAGAGTCGCTGTTCCGGTATCGATGTTCGTCGGGTCGGAGTAGTTCACTTCTGGCAGGTTCAGCAGATAGTTCAGTCGTGCGCCCGATAGTTCCGTAGCCGGCGTGAGGTCTGCCTCCGTCGATGTGTTGGCGAGAAGCACGAAATCGTCAGCCGAGTTGATCACAACGTCGGACAGGTCGCTCGTCTTGCCCGTCGCATACGACAGGTCGATATCCGTGATCCGTCCCTGAAAGATCGTCTCGGTACCAAGCTTCACGGTCACCTTGCGACGTGGTGTAACACCTGACTTATTCGTTAGCGGATTCCAGTACGGAGACGATTCGTTGATCGGGTCAAACCGTCGATCGTTATTATTCAGGACGATTGAGCACGTCCCTGCCGTGAACTGCTGCAACTGGTCGCTCCGACCACGGGTAATGCTGATGCTCTTCACAAGCGCGGAAACGTCGTCACCGAGCAGCGTCCCGTCAAGGTAGTCGTCGTCAAGTACGCCGAGCGTCGCCGAGTCCAACGTGAACTCGTTCACGGGGAAGCCCAACTCCATGAGCACCGTGAGGCTTTCACCCCAAGGCAAGGTTGTCGGCATTACGCCACGACTCCCTCAACGGTGATCGGGATGTAGCCGTTCACACGCTCGTACTGCTTCAAGTAATCGACGAACTCACGGGCGACCGTCGCACCATCCGCGCCCATGCCCGCATTGATCGTCACATTAAACTCGTTCGCCACGCCAGCACCGCCAGTAACGTCAAAGAACGAGGTCGGGTCAATCGCACCGACAGCAGCAGCGCCAGCGTAAGCAGGTGCAAGACCAGTCATGGCACCAGTTACCGCACCGCCAGCAGCGGTCGTCGTGGTCGTTACGGGCTTCCCGAACGCGCTCTCCGCACGTCGCTGCGCCTCCTTACTGATCTTCTTACGCAGGTCGTCCAACTCCTGCTCGGCTTCGGCGACCTCACGGATCGCGTCGCGCTCACGCTCAATCGCTGCCACAACCCGGTCGGTCGCATCGACCTGACGCGCCTTCGCCTGATTCACGGCATCCAACGCTTCCTTGTAAGCGTCCGAACCTTCCTTCGCACCGTTCACGATCTCGTCAAGTTGCTGCTCCGCCGATGCGAGGCTACGGGTCGATTGACGCTGACGATCAGTTGCGTCCTTGACACTCAACTTCGCCTCAGCCAACGCGATCTCACCCTTACGGATCTCTGTAGCGTCAGCATCTGGGGTGGCACGCAGTTCAGCCAACTTCTTCTCAGCGTCACGCACCGCGAACACAGCCTGCTCCACATCGTACGCCGAACGCTCAACGTCACGTTGGGCGCGGTCAATCTCTTCCTGCTTGTTCGCTGCCTGCGCCGAGTCACGACCGAAACCTTGCGTAATACGACGGAACTCTTCCTGCGCCTTGATCAGGTCATCGTTCGCCGTACGCAGTTCAGTCTGTGCTTGCGTGATCCCCTTCTGTGCGTCACGGAAACCACGGGCAGCAGACTCGCTCGCCTTCAGCGCGGAAGTGTATTCCTTGATCTGCTCAGCGACCGTCTTGACTGTCTCTTTAGCACCCTTCTGATCCCTCATGAACTTGCCGACAGAGAACGAGGTGACACCGTATTGCGCAGCCAAACCTTCCAAACGACGATTCTGCGTATCCACTTGGTTAGTGGTGCTTGCTAGACGACCGTTTAGTTTCAGTACAGAGTTCGTGAGGTTGATGAACCTGTCACCTGCTGCCGTGAACACATCGCGGTTGTTCAGCGCACCATAGAAACGGTTCGTATCCTCCGTCGCACCACGAATCTTTGACGCGAGGAACGCGACACCGCCAGCCAAGGCGGAGATACCGGCGATAATCAAGCCGATCTTTCCAGCCGACAACGCACCATTGAATGCGACGGTGGCAGCAGTAGCGAGAGCAGACAAGATCGCATACGTCTTCAGGGCGAGGTTGATGCTTACGATCGCGGCAGCGAACACGCCAACAGCCACCCCGAGCGCGACCGTCAGCGGAACGTTCCGTTGCGCCAACTCAGCGAATGCCCTGATTGGACCGAGGATCGACGCGAAAGCAGGCAGCAAGGCTGCACCGATCTCCTCACCAGTCTCAGCAATAGAGTTACGCAGGATCGTCAATTGACCAGCAGCCGTGCCAGCAGCAGCAGCCGAAGCACCACCGAAGGTAGATTCCAGTTCCTTGAAGATCTCGTCAAGAGATTGACCTTGCTTGATGTTGTCCGCCAAGGCAGGCGATAACGCACGCAAACTCTTGAAGTTGTCGTTGTACGCCTTACCGAGCGCATCGGTTACCGCGATCAGCGGAGTCCCGGTCGCTACCGCGATATCTTGTGCGAGCCGAAGGTCTCGTTGTGCCTTACTGAGATCACCGCTCGCCTGAACTAAACCAGCGAGAGCAGGGCGCATCTCCGAATCGGAGAACGTGGTCGTGCGCTGCAAAGAAGCGAGGTATTCCTCGTTCGCCTTGATCGCCTGATCGGAAGCACCAGCAACGTTCCGCAACGTCTGAGCAAGCTTCTCCTGCTCCGCCTGATCCTGGATCGCGGCATTGACGGCGAAACCAGCAGCAGCAGCCAACCCAGCCAACGCAGCAGCAGCAGGTAGCGCAGCCTTAGAGATCGCGAACTGAACCTTGTCCGAGGTCGTCTTCAGTCGCTCAAACTCTTTGATCGCCTTCTCAATACCACGAGGGTCAAAGACTGAGAATATGTTTACGCCAAGAGCCATTAGTTACCAGACCTAATGCGCTTCTCAACCAGCGCGTCTGCCGAGTCTATCGCCTTAGCGATTTCATCTTCAATCGCAGGCAGGATCTCCTTCGTACGCGGAAACAGAACACGCGAACGGTATCGACCTTGCACGCTCTTCCGCGCACGGTGTTTGTCGAGGTTCTTCACGAACCTGTTGTTCGGTCCAGCCACGGAACCAGCCGAGTCATACACCTGACCAGCACCATCCATCTGCTGGATACGGACGATCCCAACCATGCCATCCTTCATCGGCTTGGTGCCGACCACAGCCTTCACGCTCTTCGCAGCCTTCGCAGGTCGCCAACCTGGGAAACGGGACTCACCCTTACGTTCGTTGGTGGTATGCCACCGCTGAAGCGGAGGCTCGTTCCCGAAGTAGTAGCCGACCTCCCGAGCCAACGGATCCGCCGACGACTTCAGCCGAGCCACGATCTGCTTGTACATTTCTTTATCATATTGACGCAACTGGCGCAAGGTTTCCACGAAACCCACGCTCTCCATAGTCACCTCAACAGTCATGGCGCGATTGTACTAGCGACGTTGCTTACGTTTCTCGTTGCGCCATTTCAGGTAATCGACCATGACGTTCATCATTTCCTCGCCAGCCTCTATCAGTTCGCGAGGGGCAATACCTGTCTCAACCGCTAGAGCAGCGACTCGCCAATGCAGCGACTCCTGCCCTAACTGACCAAAGGGACGTTCGCCTCTTCCTCACGCGACGAAACCATCTCCACGGTTCCGATCCAGTCCGGGTCGAACTTCAGCGCAGTCTTGCCCTCACGCTTCATGGCAGTCCACGCCAGCCAAGCGAGGTCGGTGAGTTGCATATCAATCTCAAACCGAACGACGCTCTTCTTCCGTTCCTTCTCAAACATGATGAAGTCAGCGAATACGGCAACAACGTCGTGCGACGTGCCATCGGTGAACTTAACGGTCAGGGGGATTCTCATAGCCGTTCCCTTCTACTTGTTGCTTATCTAATCAGGAGGTGCTCTTCGCGAGTGTTCCACCCGTGAACGTCAGCGTGATCGGCGACGTTGCGCCAACATCCGTCGCGTTGATCGGGCTGTGCGAAGCGAGGTACGCGCCAGTGATCGAATAGCCGGGGTTGGTCGCCGAGGTCGCCTCGCCCTTGATCGGCTTCAGCGAGATTGCCGTTGTGGTTCCGACGAGGGGGAAGATCGTCGCCTCAACTTCGCCAGCAGCGAAGTCCTGATACAGGGTGACTTCCACCGTGTTGTTCTGGATGCCACCGATGAACGCGCGATTGCCGCCCATCACCGTTGCATCCTGCTGCTCCACCTCGTACGTGAGGACGACGCTGTTGGCGTGATCCGAAAGATCAACATCGTTGATCAGGAGTTGCACGTTCTTGAACGCGATAATCGCCATGATTAGTTGTCCTCTGCTTTCGCTTCGTCTTTCTTAGAGGTCTTAGAGACCGGCGTGAGGTGTCCACCTTCCACCAGCGCGTCAATGTTAGCACCGCTGAAGTCGCTATCGCTCACAACGGAACCGAACGCTTTGCCGTCAAGTTTGTGGGAAGTCACCTGATACTTAGCCATAGTCACATCTTAGCCGTTCACGGTCACAGAAACAGCGATCTGGAGAAACTCTGCATCAGCCTGATTCACGCTGGAGATATTGACCGATGAGGCGACGGTGAGGGACTGGCACGTTCCGCCGAGCGTCTCGTCAGCCTCCAACGCTGCACGCACGCTCTTCGCCCCAGAATAGGCAAGGTACTGATCCAGTTCCGCGAACGCCCGATCATCGGTGTATCGACCGACGATGACATAAACGGTTACGTCGTACTCCACCAGACCACCAGCCATCGCACGGTGATAGCGGATGTTGTTGATAACGGGGAAACCTTGTGGAGGATTGATCTGCGGAGGCTGGTATGAGAACACCCGTAGCCCAGAGATCGTCGCGAGCCTGTTCTTCAGCCCGGTCACCACCTGTGTAGGGGTAGCAGGCATCAGGCGATCGCGACCTTACGGTAAGGGTCAAGGAAATCACGAACGTCAGGATCGACCGCACGCACCTGAATCGCCATATCGGCGAACCCGACCACGCCGAGCGCAGCGTTGTACCGTGCGAAACCACGGATAGACAGCAGCACGCACGCCTCGCGAATGTCGTGCGGAACGGCAGGGTATCCCCAGACACCGGTGATCTCCACTCCCGGCAACGCCGGGTATGTGAAGATCGGGAACGTCTTCGCGCCGACCGCGGTAACACGCCAATACGGGATGTTGTTCAGGTTCGCGTCATACGGTTCAAGCGCATAGTCCTGTCCAGCCGTCCACGTCGTAACGAACGTCTGATCACCGTCGTCATCCGTC